TAACACGGCAAGTACTAATACGTACAATAACTTCTGCTGGCTCTGTGCTAGATAAACCTGCACGTAATGTTGGAGGTTCAGAAATATCCAAGTTAAAGTCTGGATCAACTGGTGTATTAATACCGCTAGCAGATGTTCCTGCTAGACACTTATCAGCGACATCTTCTATTTCAACATAAGCGTAACCGGCTAATAACCCCATGTCAGTGTAACTTAAAATTTTATGAATCTTGCCATCCCAGGCAGTAATCATATCTCCGGTATTAAGTCTGCTTTCAATGTCAGTTTCGTTTACACGGTCGATGGCAATCTTAGTATCACCAGCAGTCGACCCCATAGTCTGTCCAACATTATCTGGATCAGCGTTAGATACATTTTCTGCATTGACTAGTAATTTTACATAATCGTAAGTTGTATCGAAGCCTAGAATACTTTCGTCTACCGCAAGGTCTTCATTTAATGGACCTTTGTTACCGTATGCTAACACACGATAAACAATAGCACCTGCATCGGGATCACCGACGAATGTCAATGCAGTACTTGGACGAACCGGGTTAGTGTCATCGACTTCGTAGAACTTAAAGTTTTGGTTACTGCGAATAATAATTGGTTGGTCATGTGACAATGCTACGGCCAAGCCGTTTGTAGCAGTATCATTATTACCGCCAGTGTTGATGTTTAGACGTAGAACGTTGCCTAGGCCCCATAGGCTAGCCAAACCGCCTGCCCATGTTCCAGGATTGGTACTGTACTCTAGTGTAACACTAGATGTTGTACTAGCGGTAGCAGTATATACACCGTTAAACCCAGAAGTTGTTGATCCACTAACTGTGTAAGGTACACCAATTCTTGGTGTATATGGTTCAGCAGTGAACGAATATGTTACGTAATATTTTCCGCCTGTTGGCCCAGTCTTAAGTGGTGTTCCAGAAACAGACTGTGCCAAGGTACTTGAAACATCAGTTACACCTGCAACTTCGTAACGAGCAATACCGTTACCAATAATAGTTTTAACAGTGATAAAGAAGCCCGAACCTGTTCCGCCTACGTTTGTATTACTGCAACTTAAAATATCACCTTCGCTGTATCTAATACCTGCGGCAACTAAACCTACAGTAGTTACTACACCTCCTGACACAACAATGTTAGCAGTGATACCACTACCAGTTCCGCCTGTTAACGGAACATTAATATATGTGCCGTTGGTATAACCACTACCACCGATTAAACTAGTTGCGTCTAGTTCTGTAACAACGCCAGCGCCGTGGTTAATTTCAACTTCAGATACGTTGTATGGTGAGTAATCATGTTGGTAGAAAAATACCTGTAAATCACCAACATCGTTGTCTGTGCTATAAATTCCTTGTTTGTAAACACGAGCAACCTGCATCATGTTGTCTGACAAGTTACACTTATCTGGAACTTCTAATGGATCACTACCTTCAGAAATAATACCATACTCGCCGTGTGCGTTAGAACCGTTCAATGAACGAATCTGTCCACCGTTGTTGGCATAATAAGCAGTCCAGCAATAGTAACTGAACACAGAAACTGTTTCAATCAAACCAATGTTTGTAGCAACCAGTCCATAACCTAAGTCGTTAATCTGTGTAAAGTCATTTGAACACATACTGGTGTTACCAGCACTTAGTAGCATAAAGTCTTTTACATACTCTATGGTAGTAGTGCCAGTGCCAAATGCACCCGGGTCACTTGGATAACGTAGTGTCATCGAAGTTAGTGTAGATGCTACACACTCTACAGCATCATTGTTATAGTTAGAGTTGCTGTTGCCAAACACTCTATAACGTGTTTTAGTTCTAGGAGCAGTAGTTCCAACGGGCGTAACAATGCTGAATACTACATCGTAAGATCCATCCCCGACGCCCGAGTCTGCCTTGCTAGTGAAGGTAGAAATAGTATATTCTAAGTCGTTAGTTACAGGAGTAGTTGTAGAAAGAACTAATCTGTATGTTGGGTAAACGATAGGTTTGGCACCAGTTAATACTGTTGAAACATCTACTTCCGGGTCTGTAATAACTTCGTTTAATAAATCAAACAACTGTCCTGCTCGTGTAACAAATGCAGAGCCGTCGTAGTCAGAACTGAATACCTGTGATACTCTATTCTCTACAGCAACATCGTTAATAACTTGATAATTTAATGTTGGTGGAACTTGATTCAATACAGCCTGTGCAACTTCCTTGGCATAGGCAAATGAATCTAATGTTTGTGATAATTGATTTTCTAATACAACACGGCTACTAGCAGTACCTACATAGTAACGCTGTGCGGCACGAATTGTTAAGTATGTTCCGCCATATAACAAGTCTGCTGAAACTGCGGCAACAATAAAGCCAACGTCTCGTGAACAAATTTCTTCATTGTAAACTAATGTGTTTGTATAATTAGCATCGATATAATTTGTTACAGCAGTTTGTAAAGTTGACTTAGCACTTTGTAGTGCAGAATTTGCACCAGTTAAGCCAGCACTTACCCAAGCAGTACTTGGAGTAATTGTTGAAGGAACAGAACCGAGCCCAAGGTCGATAATTGTTAAAATTTCTCCAATACGCTGTCCAGCAGTAGCACTGGCAGAACTGTTACCTGGAGTACCGCGAACCTGCGCAACACCACCTTGTAATGCAGTAATAGGTAAGTCTAATGCAATGTCTTCAACTAGACTTTGTAGATAACCATATGCGGCCAATGTTGCTGGTTTCTCAGGAGCCGCAACTTGTAGAGTTGTGTAAGAATAATAAGCCTTACCAGCAATCAATGTTTGAATGTTACCACCGTAGGTTAGGTCGTGATATAGTGCATCTAAAATGTATTCTGTATCACGTAAGCATACAGCAGGGTCATAACTTAATCCAACATAGTTGTTAGAAATATATTGAATTACTTCTGCTTTAATAAATTCTCTGTTAGATTCAATCAGTGTTCTAGCACGATTATAATTTACATCGTAGCCTGTTGGATCAGGAGTTACGATTGCAGGTTCTTGAGTTAGTCCGTTAGTAATAACATCTAAGAACATATTCATGTTGGTAGTTACACTAGTAACTGCGGTAGCACTTGCACTAACAACAGATAATATTTCATCTCTTAAGAAAGTAAATGCGTCAATAGTTGCGGCTTTTTGTACGCCAACAGCCACAGCGGCTGAAGCTCTGTAATAAGATCTTGCCGCTGTAATTGTCTGGAAGTTGCCGCCAAACATTAAGTCGTAACCAATAGCATCAATTACATAACCCACGTCACGTTGACATGTAGCAGAATCATAGGTAAATCCTACATATTTGTTGTTAATGTAGTTAATAACTTCTGCTTTGATAAAATCTTTATTATCGACTAACAATGCACGAGCACCACGAGCACTTGGCGGATTTTCTAAAATGCCAATGAACTCGTCAAACAAATCTTGAATAGTTGCTTCTGCTAAGCCGCCATCGGTAATATCGGTATCGATATACTGTAGAACAGATTGTTGATATCGTACTGTTGGATCTTCGTTATTAATAACATTTAATATCAATGTTTCAATGTAGTTAATAGCCGCAAGTGTGTTGGCCAACTGCTGGTCAATAACAATCTTAGAACTAGCACTAGCATTGAAGTATGCTAGAGCTGCCTGAACTGTTTTTAAATTACCGCTATAATAAATGTCGTGTGCAATAGCATCGCAGATGTATCCAGTGTCACGAGCACAAGTATCTTGGTTGTAACTATATCTTTGTTGTAGATAAACTAATGTGTCAGACTTGATACTTTCTTTGTTGTTTAACAATAATGTTCTGCTGTCTGTTAACGAACCAGACACACTATAGAAAGTTGGATATTCAATAGTAGGAGCCGCTTCACGTCCGCTTAAAATAATAGTATTAATGTAGCCCATTAACACACCTACTCTAGCAGATTCAGTTGCGCTACCTGGATTAACTAAATCAAATACCTGTGTTACAGCACTTTGTTTAGGGAACGGAACAGGAGTATTAGTAACAACTAACTGTGCAACACCACTGGCATAGGCCAATGCTTCTGTGGTTTGCAATGTTTGTCCAGGAATTTGCAAACTTCCGTTACCATCGTAATATTGATATCCGGCTTCTACAGTTGCCGAGTTACCTTCATATAGTAAGTCGTAAACAATAGAATTTAAAATGTATGCCGCATCTCGACGACACTTGTCTTCGTCGTAGACAAAGTCTGGATATTCTTCAGCAATCCAGGCAATAATTTCTTCTTTAATAAATTCAATGTTATCTAAAATAAGATTTTTTGCATTTACTCTTGAAGTAGGAGCACCTGACGGATCTGACCATGTAATTGTATCTGATGAAATAATACCGTTAGCAATGATATCTGTTATCTCATCAAAACTTGCTTCTGCTCTTAGACGTGCAACAGAGTTACCGGCTAATACATCAGAAATTAATGTTCTTGTATAGATTAACGCATCTAAGTATTCATCTTTTTGGTCTGGAAGAATACTGTATTGTGTGCCGCGATAGTATGATTGTCCAGCACGTACAGCATTAAAGTTTGTACCTAGTGCTAGATCGTAACCTAGTGCATCAACAATCAATCCAACGTCACGAGCACATTTGGTTTCGTTGAATGTAAATGGTGGACTTAGTTCTGTATTAATATAACCAATAACTTCTGCTTTGATAAAGTCGATGTTTCGACGAATTAATTTTCTAGCATTTCCATAGCCGTTGCCGTCATCAGTGTATGCTTCAACTTTAAAAGTTCTTCCGTCAATAACAAATGAGCAAGGAGTTGTTGGAGCACGTTCACTGCCTGTTACTAGGAATTCTGTGTCGCTGATTTTTTCTTGAATCTTAAGAGGAACGTTACCAGCAAAGCCGTCAACATACTGTCCACCAGCAAAACGTTGTTTGTTTAGTGATCCTGCAAAAGAACCGGACTGTTGAATATATGCAGACTTGGTTAAAATTTGACCTTCTGGGTCAAGTACCATCATAAAGCCGCCGTGGCCTTGACAGGTAATCTGACGAATAATAACAGCATCGTTACATAAGAATACGTCAAGGTCTCTGTTGTTCTTTGGTTCACTTAAAATATCAGACGGGTCTGTTAGATAGTGATAACCGTATTCTGTGCTGGTTAAAGTTAATCCGTCAAATGTTTTATCTCTACGGAACCAAACGTCAACCCATGGACTGCGACTTGGGCGGTCCGCTGGACGAACAATACATCTACGCAATTCGTCACCAACGATAGCAACGTTTGGCGGGACACGAATTGGATAGTCTTCAAAATAGATACCAGATTCAACAACAATACTAATTTGGATATTTTTAACTGCTTGGTCAAACTCTAGGTTTTCGCCAGGCACAAAATCACCAATAACATCCTGCAAGTCAAAATAGTCTTCGCCGATACTTGAACTACCATCGGAGCCATAGTATTGATAAATGAAACCCTGTGCGCCGCTGGTACGTCCAACAACAATCTTACCGGAGACAATATCTGGTTTTGGTAATTGACCTTGGTCAACACGAGAACCACCGTTGTTAGTAAAGTAAACACGAGTAGTACCAGATGCACCAGATTCAATTCTTGTAACTTCAGAGAACGCTTCACCGCCACCGTAGGCAATTAACTGACGATAAGGACCAGTTTCCCATGGTGCATCATTTACTAATTGTTCTGCTTTTTGACAGGCTTTGTTAATACTTGCATAAGCATAAGAACGATCGCGTCCTTCTTTTCCACGCGGTGTACGTGCCTGTGTGTCGTCACCGCCTGTGGTAACGTACAAGTTAAATCTGCTTGAATAACTTGAATTATCTACATAATATTTTGTAGCGGCTTGTAAGTCATCTTCTCCGTTAGGCGTACCAGCACCTGCAAGTCCGCCTGGATGATCTGCTAAGTTTAGCACACCAGTCATATCGCCGCCAGTTTTTAATACAACTTCTGCGGCACGTGGTGCTTGGTTACCTGTGGCGTTTGCTGGCACATTTAAGTGACCAGTCATTGTGTCGCCTGTAATGTTTACATATTTGGAGTCGGCATAACCTTTGTTAATAGCAAAGGAATCTATGCTATAAAGAGTTTCGTGCTGTGTGTTGAAACTATTAACAGCAGTTTGGAAATCTGTTTGATTAATAGGACTGCGTAAGCCGCCGATTAATTGATTACGTGCATCCAGCGCATATTGTAATTTTGGTAATGGGTCGTCCTGTAATTTAGAACTTAATGTATCAATTTTAACGGAACCGTAACTGGTAATAGTACCAGTTGCCGCACTAGTTGATAAGTTTGTTCCTGCGTTTGTATATACTAGAACATTGTCTACTGTGCCAGTTAACAATAGGGCAGAAGTAGTGTTAAATGAAGTATTGTCTGTGGACGCGATTGTAACTCGTTGTCCAGGATCTAAATTGTGGTTTGCTGAAAGTGTAATAGTGGCAACGTTGCTACTTCTTGATACACTAACAATATCAAAGGTTTCTTGCTCGGAATAATCAAACTGGATAGTACCGTTAGGACTGAAAAAGTCTTTGAATACTAAACTAGTACCAATAGAATTAACTACTGGAATCTTATTACCTTGTCCTACTAATGTATCAGGAGTATCGCTAAGGTCAGTGAACTTTAAAAATCCGCCTTGACCGAAAACAGCATATAACTCTTGGAAGTTTTCATTCGTTTTTCTAAACGCTTCACGGATACTATCACCAGTTCCGTCATTACCTGATACGCCGATGTCGACTATTTTACGTGCCATTGAATACTCCAAAAAAGACTTTGTATCCAATATTTAGCAGATAATTTTATAACCTTAATGTAAATAACTGATGTTCATACGTATAGATACAGAAAAAAGTCAGCATACACGAACTAGTAAACTTGGTCGTGAGCATACTTATGAACGTAAAAAAACTATTGTAGTCCTGCGCTGTGATAACTGCGGTGAAACATTTACTAGGACTAAAGGATCAATGGATCCTAATAGGTTAAACAATAATTTCTTTCACTGTTGCCCTAGTTGCGATCCTAAGAGATTTGCACAGAAAAAAGGTGCAGAACGCAAAATCATATGGGATAAGACTGTTTCGAGCCTGGATGATATTAGTAAACTATAAATATTTGCTCATGGAGGACACTAGAATGTTGTCATTATTAAAAAAACTATTTGGCGGTAAGTCTCAAGAAACCGTAGCAGAAGCACCATACAAGGTTGAAGCACCTAAAGTGGAAGAAACTAAAGTAGAAGCACCTGCTCCAGTTGCTGAGGCACCTAAAGCAGAAGCACCTAAGAAAAAGGCCGCTGGCCGTAAACCAGCAGCCGCAAAAAAGGCTCCTGCTAAGAAAGCCCCTAAGAAGTAATCGCTTGTTTGTGTAGTGCAAACGAGGCTAGATTTTTAGCCTTGCTTTCGCACATAATATCAAACTGATCCCAAAAACTCAGTGCCCATTCGTTCACTGCTGTGTTCCAGTAGAAGTTCGAATGTGCTCTGAGTTTTGCTTTTTTGTGTCCACTTTCCATTAGTGAAAGTAGGGAGGGAGCGGAGTCTGTGGCATGGCCATTAAGATGCTCTTCCCGTGAAACACTATAATGTATGACAGGGCGCACACCACGCCAACTATCGATAATCCTTTTAACACGGTCGTCAGTTGCTTCAATATATTCTCCAGTATTAATCCAATGATGGTGTATGTCTAGCACCAAAGCGAGATCTTTGGCAAGTTCGAGGCTTGAGTCGATTCCCCAGGTGATTTCGTCATTTTCGATGGTGATGCAGTTTCTTGCTTCGGGGGAAAGTCTCGGGAGGGCACTTTTAATACCGGCTGGACCGGCTCTACCGGCGATGTGGACGTTGATCTTAAAGTCCTGAAATCTTTTACCATACCCCATCCATCTCGCCATATCCGCATGATACTCAAACTCCTCTATAGAACGCTGAACAATATCAGGATTGTCGCTTGCCAACACAGTAAATTGACCAGGATGAAAACTGAGACGAACGTTGCGGGAACGAGCAATATCTCCCACTTCTGCAAAATGTTTTTGGGCGTATGTCTGCACATCATTTTCACGCCAAAACCAGCACCAAGTAGGCTCAGTGTAGACAGGAAGAATATCACTGCTAAGGCGTACCATACGTAAGTCATCATCTAATTGCCCTACCCTTTCTACTAATAATTTAGTTGAGTTGATATTTTGTTCAAGCAAAGACCACAATTTTTCAACAGCCACATCTTTGGTTTGACGGTTAAGCCAAGCCACAGTTGTTGCTCCTGTATTGTATTTCTTACATTCATCTTTGGGTTTAATACCGTCTACTTGATCTGGACGGTCGATCCATTTACAGGCAAAGCCAATACGTTTGTTCACAAAACTCTCGATAAAGTTACGATAATATATTATAGCATCGTTACTGCCAGTTGTCAACAATGATTTGGTCCTGGACATCTTCGGGATTTGGTGTTCCGTGGAACGCAATTACGCTACAATCCGGGTTCATAGACGGGCTACGCACCGTCTTAAACACGTTTTTACCCTGAACCCTAATCAACTCTTCCCGCTGTCTTATTTCCCACTTGTAGCTCTGTATCCAAGTTTCAGGGAAAAATTTTATAATACTTTTGTGTGACTGCCAAATCCAATCTTGATCACCTGGGAACTTTTTGGTTAACGCTGGATTGTTTTCCAAATCGTCCCAAATATTGCTGAAATGGTTACTGGGCCAACGCAGTACAGCACTACCTAATTTTGGTGGCACACGTCTAAACACTCTGCCTACATCTTCCAAACCAACAAAATTTCCAGGCAGGTACGAAACCAATTTGTCTATATTACCTACAATAACCATATCCAAATCAAAGAACAAATTTACATCACCGTCTGGAAAATGTCCTTGTTTAAAGATATATGGTTTCCACCACCAACCAGAAAACAGTCCTTTGGGCAAGGGTTTAATTTTAATTGCAGGATTTAAGTTTGTAGGATCTTCAGTAAAGCAATAAAAATCAAAAGGCACAGTTAAGTGCCTTGAGACCATATTGTAAAGTTTGTTTACATATTCCGGACCGTACTTTGTACCGTGTTTTAAACTAATGACGTTTAGCATTACCAGTGCCTTATTACACCCGCTACAATGAATATGTTAGTTATTATATAAGTCAATACAATAACAGTTCGAATCAATGCAATCCTGTCCGCTTCTTGTTTGGTAACACCGGCTTTCTCTCCTAGTGCCTTGGCCCATAGTCTCCAAAACTTACGTACCATCTTTATAAAAAACACTACGACTCTTAGGAGTTTCCCACCATTCGATGCTGTGAACTTTGACGCCTAATTTTTTCATTTTGACATCAACTAATTCTGCCATCCAACTACTTAGGTGTTCCGATGTTGGAACAAAGTCTACTACCATAAATCCTTCGTAGTATTCTTGTTCAGGACCAGACATATTAGCATAATAGATTGGATGAATATGCCAACCTGCAACGTATTCGGTTTCTGGAACATACACTGGAATTAGCTCGACTTTTTCTCCCAGCATCTTAGTAAACAGCGGATCGTTTTTATCAATAATAAATTGATGATCAATATAAGTGTTGATCCATTTCTTTAGCCATTCTAAATGTCTAAAGTCAGTGACCATTCCAGTTTTATCTAATCCGTCGCCTGTTAAATGAACCTGCATTTTACCTTCGTGTCCATGTAAATGTCTGCAAGCACATTTCAAGTCTGCCGCATATTCGCCGTTTAGTGTTTGTGTATGAACACGATGTCCATAACAAAATTCAAATGTTTTATCAATGATCCAAGTCATCTCTTGCCCTTTTTAAGTTAAGTTTGATGACACGCAGAGTATTTAAAGAGGGGTGAGCGTCTAGTCCTCTATTGATACAGTATATAGGTATTACATTATACTGTCAATAGTTTTGAATTTAACATTTGCCAAAAGCCAACTACTGGGCATCTGCCATTCTGTATTGTTAAAAACTACAAAGTACTTATCGGGGAAACATTCAAACACGCGAGCAATCTGGTATATCCAATACCTTGGATCCACTGCGGGTTTAGTAGCATCTGCATAGTTAGCAGTATCTTTGTAAATGTTATTGACAAACTGTGTTGGGCTGTGTAGATCAAAACCAAATAAGTTTACATGGTCGTCTAGCATAGCGGCTAACAAAACAGCATACGGACCACTGCCCCATTGAAAAGGCTCGTCAGGTCTAGTAGTGCCCTGGTAAGGCAAGTCTGGTAATATTTTTACAGGATTGTTTTTGTAGAAGTGTGCCCAATCTTTTCTAGTATAGATTGTGCCAGCAAAGTGGCTATCCAGTGCTTCTTGTACCATACGTCTGTCTACACAGACTAAATGGTCGACTGAGTAGTCTCTATGTATGGCGTTACAGCCAACTTTAGTTTCTGTAAGTGAATTTAAATCTAAATGTTTTCTGGATTCGCCGTTGCCAAATACAGATATCATCTTCCGCCAATATAACCGAACGGCTCCCAAGTACCAGGAGTACCGCTCATTACGCAGATCCATCCAACGTAACTAGTTCTTACTGGACTGCTATTCCAAATGATATCGCCTTTGTTCCAGGCTTTTTCTGTAGGAGCACCTACGCCGTGTGCAAAGCGTTTACCATTGATAACCATCATTCCGTCTACGCTGAATGCCGCATCTTCTTGTGGGTTGGTAATGTTTACACTTAGTTGTCCATAGATGTTTACATTTCTAGTTGTATTATTTTTGTCACCGATACGGATACTGCCAGCGTTATCTACTTCAAAGTCTTCGCCAATGCCAAACTTATCTGCTGTAATACCACTGCTGGATAATCTTAATGTGCCCGAGCCGTCTTTGATTGTTACAGAATTGTTAATTGTAACTACGCTGTCTTGTACAGTAATGCTGTCTGACAAGTTTACTGTTCCAGCAACATCTAATGATGTCAGTGTGCCTAAACGAGTAAGACTAGAGTTAACAACGCTAACTCCTAGGTCAGTTCTGTTTAATACACTCTTACCGTCGATCCAGAATTCTTTGTTAATTGCTAATTCAAGACTTTCTGAAGAATAGATTCTGTCAGGGTTTGGAAGCATAATAAACTGACGTGTACCACCTTCGCCCTTCCATTGCATACCCTTGCCAAAAATACTGTTATCCTTACTGGCTATAAATTCTATTGGACTAGTTTTTTCGATTCTGATGTCAGATACAATGCTGTCTACTTCTAATCTGCCGTGAACTTTGACTATTGCGCCTTTGCTCTTAGCATTGCCAAACTCTGTAGTGTTTCCTGATACTGTAATACGTCTTGTGTTATCGGTAACAATACTGAAACTGTTACTGCCCCAAGTACCTACAAAACCCACTGAGTCTTGATCCGCACCTAAAATTACTTCTACATTATTGTCAACGGCACTGATAACTGCGTTTGGTTCTTCTGTATTGACACCTAGTCTTCCTAGGGCATTAACAAAAACTGTGTCACCTAGGTTTGTTTCGCCTGTAACACGTAGTTCTTCTAAAGGACCCACTGTGCGTAGGTTACTGTCACGTACTGAATTACCTAATCTTGTGCGCTCTAAAACATCTGTGCCTTCAATTTGATACTTAGAACCTTTGTATAAATCAATAGATTCTGTGCTGAAAATTCTTTTTGGGTTTGCTTTAAAAACAAACTGATAACTTACATCTGGGCTGTCCCATTGCAAGCCTTTACCATCTAAATCGCTGAGTTGTCTGCTGGCAAAAGAAATGGATTTTGTAAATGATTCTAGGCTTTGTTCTGAAATAACATTCTTAACTAACAGCGTATCTGCTTCTAATTTGCCGTTAACTTTTAAGTTAGCAAATTCGCTAGTACCTGCGGCAACAATTTTTCCAGCGCCAAGAACGCCTTCTACGTGAATGTTTCCGCTAATTCTGTCAGCACTTAATACGCCAACCTGTACACCTTTATCTGTAACAATCATCTGCTCACGTGTAGCAGTATCAGAAATGCCCTTAGATAGTGTGCCACCGTTAGCGGCTGATTTTAGTGCGTCACCTAAATCTTGAAGAATTTTGTCGATGTTTGAGCTCATAGTGTAGTATTTATATAGAATCCAACATAGCATAAATATTGGTAACACAGGAATATACCTAAAATGCCAGCAGCCTTTTACGATTTTTTTAGAAAAATAAGATTTAGACCCAGCGAAAGCGTTACAACTATCCCCAACGCAATTACTGTAGATACTGAAATTGAAGCAGACAGCGTCACGGATACTGCTACCATTGTTGCTGGGCAGAATATTGCATTTAGCATTGAGGATAGTTCCACAGCAACGCCTGGACAGACAACTGATACCATTACAATTCATGGTCCAGATTATCAAACTTATGTACCGTTAGGCACAACAAAGTTACGTTTAGAGCGCGACCTAGGCGCAGAGACTAGCGATATCGAATTATATCCAGATCCACTAAGTCCAATTCTTATTACTAGAACTGGCGCAAATCAGATTACAATTGGTTCTAACAGTCCTAGTTTACCATTTAGCCAAGAACAAATTGAAGATTTATCTGCTTCACTTTTGACTAACGGAACACATACAGAGTTAACAGTTACCTATCAGGATTCCGTTACTTTGCCATCGACATTTGCTCAAAATGCAACTAGCGGCTCGGGCATTAATGCTGTATTCAATATTTCAATTATTAACAATACCTATGTGGCCAGCGTTAGCAATGGTGGTACTGGTTTTGCCGCAGGTAATACCGTAACAGTCTATGGAACTAATTTCCCAGGCGGATTGAATCCGGCCAACAATGTAACAATTACTGTAGGCTCTGTTGATGGTAGCGGAACAATTTTAACTATTACTTCTGCAACAGGAACTCCAATAGCATCAGATAACATAGATTTGGCTGTTACATCTACACTACAAAATGTTACAAGCCGCGGTGCAACAACTACATCAGCAATTACGATTAGTAATGCTACAGGCAGTAGTAATACATCTACTGGCGCATTAAAATTAACCGCCGGCGGCCTTGCTGTATTTGAAAATGCTAACATTGGTGGGTATGTAAAAGCAACAACATTTGAAAGTACTCAGACAACTGGTACTGCTCCATTTACTGTGGCTAGCACTACCGCTGTGGCAAATTTACAAGCCGCCACTGCAAGTAAATGGCATACTGCTCGTACAGTTACATTCACAGGCGATGTAACAGGTTCATTCAGCATCGATGGATCGGCAGATGTTACTAGCGTAGCATTAACAGTTGGCAGTGATACAGTTGCACTTGGTACAGATACTACAGGTAACTATGTTGCTACAGCCGGAGTAAGCGGTAACGGTCTATCAGGAAGTTCGAGTTCAGAAGGTGGAACATTTACAGTTAGTTCAAATGCTACTGCAAACAACACAGCATCAACTATTGTATTCCGTGATACTAACGGCGACTTTAGTGCAGGCACAATTACAGCCACAGCGTTTACAGGACCAGCAAGTCAGGTAGCATTAACAGCAACATCGACTAATGCCGCACACTATCTAACATTTGTCGATACAACCACAGGTAACGAAAATATTAGAACTGATGTAGACTTAGCCTACAATCCTAGCACAAATGTTCTTACAGCAGGGACATTCAGTGGTATTATCAGTGGTAGTACAGTCAGTGCAAGTAGTACACTTAGCATTGGCACTAGCACAATTGAAACGGTTTCAGTTAACCCAGCGGCACTTACTGGCGCAACAACATTAGATTGCAAAACAAATAGTGTGTTTTACTATTCCTCTAATGCAGCCGCAAACTGGACACTGAACTTCCGTGGTGACGGAAGTACAACAATGAATACATTCTTAACCACAGGACAGAGTGTAACAGTAGTATTGCTAGCCACACAAGGCGGCACAGCATACTATCCAACAGCGTTTACTGTCGATGGATCTGCCGTTACTCCTAAATGGTTAGGCGGTGCCGCACCGACAGGCGGTAATGCTAGTAGCATTGACTCATATTCATTTACAATTATTAAAACAGCCGCAAGTACATATACAATTATTGCTAGTCAGGCTAGATTTGCTTAAGGTTTAACAATGCCATTATTAACTACATTAGGTAGCGCAGGCGTACAATCATATGGAACTTCTGGAATACAGCCGGGAGGAAGTTTGTACTTTGTTGGCGGCAGTCAGTACTTAACATTTTCGGGAACTAGTTTAACCTACGGTACGGCAAACTTTACCATAGAGTTTTGGTGGAAACCAATTACTAATTTGACTGGTATTAAAGTTTTATATGCTCAATGGTTTGGTAACAATAATTATCTTTGGATTTATCAACGTGATGGCCAAATTGTATTTGCCACAGTAGGCGGCGCCATTCGAGCATTTGGTGGAACATTGACATTAAACACTTGGAATCATATTGCTTTAGTTCGAAACAGTGGTAGTGCTAGATTGTTCGTAAACGGTGTAGCCTATGCTTCTGCAACCTGTACTAATAACTATGCTACTAATACAACATATAATCCGTGTGTGGGGCAATGGTATCCGGGCAATAGTACTTACCCAGCATTGGGTTACTTAACCAATTTAAGAATTTCTAAGAGTGCGTTATACACTACAGGATTTACTCCTAGCAAAGTTCCTTTTACTAGAACAAGTCAGGGTGCAACCGCATCTCTATTATTAAATGTAAAATCTAGTGGAACATTTACTACTGATAGTTCAGCCAATGCGATAGCAGTGACAAACAATCTTGTAACATATATTGCTGAATCTCCATATACTGAAAATTATGTAACGCCGCCAACAGTAACAGTAGTATCTGCTACAGTAACTCCATCTACTCTTACAGGCAGCGAGGGTAGTGCAATTACGTTTACTATTGCTGGAACAAACGTTACAGATGGAACATACTACTATACAATTGAACAAGCATCCGGTAGTACAGCAATTACTACATCTGATTTTACCTCTGCATCCTTGTCTGGTACATTTACAATGACCAGCAATAGCGGATCATTTAATATAACACCTGCAAAGGATTTATTTACAGAAGGTACCGAAACGTTTTCTGTTGCAGTAAGACAAACATCGATTACAGGAACAATTATTGGCGCCAGTGATGAAATAACTATAACAGATATTTCTATTACACCAACATTAACACCTGACGCGGCAACTGTAAACGAAGGAAGTAGTGTATCGTTCACCGCAGCCAATGTTGGCCCAGACGGAACATACTACTGGACAACATCTGGTATTAGTGCAGGCGATGTAACTGCTACTAGCGGCTCATTTACAATAAGCGGTAGTACTGGTGGAATAGAAAACGGCACGGGCACATTTAGCATCACTACGTCTTCGGATAGAACAACCGAAGGATCTGAAACTATGAACGTACAAGTTCGAAGTGGCAGTACTAGCGGAACTATTATTGTATCAACTAGTGTAACGATACTTGATACCTCATTGACACCATTTACTTCATTTACTGCCAATAGTACTATTGCAGAAATGGCAGGCAACATATCCGGGTATGCTACATCGACTACATTACAAGTAGGAAACCTTGGGCCTGCTGGAACATATTATTATACATTTAATAACGTATCTGGAACACTATTGACCACAGATATTTCTACAGGAAGTCTATCAGGATCTTTCACAACAACTTCATTAAATCAAACAACTACATTAACTATCGGTGCGGCCTCTGATACTGTAGCAGAAACTAATAGTGTCCAAGTGTTTACAGTTCAAATTAGAGAAGGTTCTATATCAGGAACAGTATTAGTAACTAGTGGACAGATAATATTATACGATTCATCGATGACAATTTCTGCAGTTTCTCCGAACCCTGCTAGTGAAGGTAACGGATTAAACATTACAGTAACTACACCATTATCGTCTCCTAACGGAATGGTTCAAGGAACATATTGGTTAACATTTGAAAGCACCAGCTCTGCTGTAGCCGCAGACGTTAGCGGACTACCGTATTCGTTTAATATTACCAGCCAAGGAAACTATTTTATTAACGGTATAGTTTCTATTCGTGCCACGGACGGAGCAGAAGCCGCAGAAACATTTAGAATTGGTGTGAGACAAGGGTCCACTACCGGAACCCTTGTTGGACTAAGTCCTGTGATTACAATTAACGCTAGTGCTACTTAAGAACTAGCCTTAAGAAGAATAATCTCTTCGTTAATGCGTCCATTCATACGAGCCTCTGTAGCATTAATCTCGTCTAAGAACTTACGCAACTGCACCTTACCAGCGGCTTTGAACTCTTTCATCTTTTCCTCTGGCTTACGCACAGTCTTCATAATGCTGAGTGTTTCGCTAAAGCCGGTAATTGTGGTGCCTTTAACACCTAATTCCATATATTCGTTGGCAACATACTTGCCCAACTTACGGCTCTTAGTGTTATAAACCCACAACTCCTTGCTACCGATAATGTCAGTAGGATTAATTGACACCAATTTCAATGGCTCGTCAGTTTTCTTGTACTTGAGTTTAGCAACAAGTTTGTCAACACTGACTGCTTTCTTAGCACGAGGAGCACGATTCACTTTGGCTTCCTGCATTAACATAGTACAGGCGTTTTGAATCTCCTGCAAAAATGTAATGAAGTTACGAATCTGCTTTTTGCTACGATGACTGTAACCTTCTTTCAACTGTTCGTCTGCTTTACCGCTGGCAAGCTCTTCTAGTTCTGCCAAATCGCGAGCATAAAAGTCACGAATGATACGAGCGTGTGCGGCTTTGGCCTGCTGGCTCTTCAACAAATTAAGAACCTTAAATGCTTTTGGATCAAAGTTTTCCGGATCGATTTGAAACGACTCATAGGCCTTTTCAATTTCTTCAGTCATATTCAGCGCAACTTCACGCAGACGTTCTTGAATGCTAGGAGTGTACACTTCTTTTTTGACTTCAACTTTTTCTTCGCCCTCGGTATCGTCTTTGCCTTCGAGGATTACATTGACAATGGCATTACGCAACCAAGCGGCGGTGTCCTTGCCGCTGTTAAAGTCTGCACGTTGCGGAGTCATACCACGTAACAGACAGTGAGCAATGGCGCCCATTGTGGTGCTGATACGATTGTCTTTGACTTTCTTAATAGCAACAATGTCTTCTTTAGCACAGCCTGCATCAGTCATCCACTTAACAATAATTGGCTTGTAAGTTTTAATGTCGCTTTCTAAACGATAGTAGTCCATGCTACTACGAAAGTGTTTATGGAACTTGTCGGCATCCCAAGATTCGCAACCTTCCCAATTTGGGCTAGTATCTTTGACTGCACGAGTGCGGTGTGCAATAACTTGCTTTTTGGTTACACGGGTTTTGGTTGCTGTCTTAGTAGCCATTTTTGCTCCTGTTAATTAACTTAATAAACATATTATATAGTCACTCTTCCGAAATGTCAACTCCGCTCCAATACAGAACAAACCAATCCAAATCCTTTTTATTCTTAAACCAAAATTGGGTATAGCTCATTCTGCGAGCTCTTTTGGGCCAAATATACGTCTTAAACGTATTGTAACACCAATTACTTATATTTTGGTAAGTAGATTCGCTAAACGGTTCTTCAAACCCGTCCCATTCCGGAAAGAGTTCTTGTTGTCCACTTTGGGTAACATAATAAACGTCAGCAGTCCAAAACCCGTCTCTTTTGTCGATTCGGAACTGTGGTTTCATTACAACATGAAATTTATTTTTTGGATGTTCTCAAACTTAAAACTACGCCAATTGCCAATTACGGTATCCCAAACTGTACAAAGAACTTCTGAAGTTTTTGGGTTCTCTACTGTAGGGCAAATGCCTTCTTTAAGAGTACACTTCATTTCTCTCAGTGTGCCATCAGTTTTTTTGAATGTTACTTCCACTGTGTCGTGCATACGTAGAACGTTAATCAACCATTCGCGAAATGACTTGCGTTCATCTTCTGTGGCAGTAGCATACCAATCACTTTGAAACTCTACTAAATCTGTTACCTGTGTCATATTAAAACTCCAAATCTGCGGCTAATACATATCTAAATTCTTTACTCTGTGGAGGAGTTGGTCTGTGATATATCTTGCCAGGATATATTAACCAATGATTCTGCACAGGCTCTATGGTGATTCGTTCTGGCTGACCGACACCGTTAGGGGCAAACTCTGTACCACTTGACTTATAGTCTGCATCGGTGGGTATCTTTAAATACCAAATGCCTGATACAGTAGTTTTCCCTTCGGTATAATGGTGCGTGTGCCAAAGATTATCTCGATCCTCGGTAATTTCATTGTTAGTCATGAAACTCCAAGCCATTAATTGATTAATCTTTACTTCTTTACCTAAATACATAAACACACTAAAGATAAAACTCATTCTAAATTTCATCCAAAGCGGGTCAGGCAATCCAAATAAATTAACCTGTGTTTGATACTTGGGACTGTTTTTAAAATACTGTCCAGAATTTACAATGTCTGTAATTCGTTGTATAGCATCGGCCTGGTCTTGTTCTGTAATTACAGAACTAAAATTATATTTTTCAAATTGCCCAGTATGGTCTACGTATGTGGTCATTCACGTTTCTCAATTACTTTATCTGCAAGTCCATATTCAACAGCCTGTTGTGCAGATAAGAATGTATCAAACTTCATGTCGCCAAACATTTCGTCATAGGTTTTACCTGCCGTATTGTGTTTAACATACAATTCAGTTAGACGTTTGTTGATACGCTGACTTTCCTCGTAAGTACGTTTAGCATCTTCGAACTGTAGTTCTTGTACGTGTACGCTACCACGTGTGCCAGGAGTTCCTGAACTAACACGATGAATCATTGTGCGACTTTCTGGCAATACAAATCGTTTACCTTTTGCACCAGCAGACGCTAGGAATGATCCCATACTTGCGGCCTGCCCAACTACGTAAGTGGCAACATCTGGTTTGATAAACTGCATGGTATCGTAAATAGCCAGTCCCGCAGTTACACTTCCACCAGGACTGTTAATAAACAGACTAATGTCTTTTTCGCTATTCTCACTTTCGAGGAATAGCAGTTGTGCCACAATCACACTGGCTGAATGTTCATTGACGTCGGTGTCTAACATAATTACACGATCCTTTAATAGACGTGAATAAATGTCATAGGCACGTTCGCCTTTGTTTGTGGACTCTACTACCATTGGCACCAAATGTGGCATCTTATTCTACCTTTTCGTAAGTTTGTTCAAAAATATCTGGCTTGCAGGCATAGAACTCGCCCTGCACTCCTTTAATAATCCAATCGCCTTCGGTGGCAATATGTTTAACTGTTAAACCTATACCGTCTTCTAATGTGCGTATTTCTGCTTCGGCTGGATCATTGTTATGTTCTTTGCGAATGTTGCCTAGAGATTCTCCGCAGAATTCTTCTAACTGTGCAACAGATTCGTCTGTGTAAAAAAATTGTACAGCCTCGATAATCACAGGCTTCTTACGAAATTTCATTATGTTCCTTTGCTAACGTAAAATTAAAAAGTTTATAAAAATACAATTGATCTATCCTGTCAACTTCATAGAAGGTATCAAACGCAACTTCAGTCTTGTCAACAACTAACTGCTTAAACATCTCCAATAAAGGATTATCGCTGGCTACTTCGATGTTGTATAGATAACGGTCATCTGTAAACCAAAAACGATTAATATTTCGCTTCTGTTGTCTGCTAGAAGTAGTCTTCAAATACTTTAATTTTAGTTGACTCTTAACAGGCTTACCCATACCACGAATTATACGTGGAACATCTGTGGTGTTATATTGTTTTTTGAAATCATCGTATATCATATCTTCTTCGTAAAAGTAAGGAAGTTTATAATATATACCTAGGTCTTTGCCTTCGCAGGTATGAATACGATTTTCTAACAAATAGCAAACACGACTTCTAAAGTCACTGATATTTCTAGCATTAGTAAGATTAGACCAAAAGTATTTCTTACCGTAATATTTTCTAATCTTTTCGGCTAATGTTCTAGTTTCATCTTTGATATTATTTTTTACACGGTCGTCTTCCATGGAATAAAAAGAACCTGGATTTCCCTCCATAAGTTCTTTTAGACTTACAGACAACACCAGTGGATCTTCTTGAAACTCCGTGGCTTTTTCTTTATAAGTTGCGGAAAAAATATTATCAAGATCTGAAACTACAACGTTCATTATCTGCCCTCTGTATATTTTTGACCTTTTGGTCCGTTACTAATAAAATCCATTCCGGCCATACGACCTTCGTAAACTCTGCCATTCCAGTTCATTAATAGTTTAACACTTTTGTTCATTACCACAGTTAAGTTACGACCTTCATTGAATGCCATAACATCTGCTTGAACAACTCTACCCGAACTTTCCTGTTTAACTTCGCAGGTAGCATCGTATCTCACTTTAATATTACTCATGGCGCACTCTGTACTTGTTCTGATTCGGATTCATATTTGCCAGCAATGGCTTCTAATAAATCAAAGTTTTCTTCTGCACGTTGAATTGCTTCATATGCTTTCTTCAGTGCGGGATTATTTTCTGCGGCATATTTTCTGGCCTGTTGCTTACTACGCTGTTCACGTGCCCACTCTAACAAACTTTCTGCTTCTTGTGTAAGTTCAACAGTGGCATAATTCATGTTTAGTTGTTGCCATGAATTGCCATCGTTGACTTCCATAGCACTCGTGTTAGGGTTATACCGCAACATACCTGCACCACTGGAGCCAGGACTAATATAGTTACTGCTGGGCTGGCCACCAGATACAGTAACAAATCTTCCACTAGAATTAATACCTTTAATCATTTATACTCCTTATCTAATTCTACATTAGTTAGTCCAGCCACTGTTTGAAATTTATCCCATGCCGCCTTGGCCGCGGGATTAGTAGCCAACTCACTGCTAGGCAAAACTGTTTCTAACCAAATCTCTGGGCGACGACTTGGATGTGCGCCAAACTTTCTTGGCTGGTGCATTTTACCCGAATCATACAATTCGATGCTAATATCACGAAACTGTTGTTCGTTATGATAACCAGTCCATTCTGGGTTACTCCAGATACTGCCCGCACTACGACCACCGCCGTAGCCTTCCCAAATATTGCCCCATTGTTCATCGTTATGCGGATCAAAGTCCGTACGAGTAATGAGAACAAGAACATCATTGATATCTACAACACCATCAACAATGTCTCGAACACAACGGCTATAACTTAATCCAACTTTCATTATACTTCCAATACTATGTTAGGGTTCCAGCCACTATCTTCGCTGTAACCATCTGATTCGTAACCACGTGGATTACACACAACTCTTGTTTCACCAATCATATAATCAAAACAATGATGAGTGTGACCGTGTACCCACAGTTTGATTTGTGGACGATCCAAGATGAACTCACTCAAATCACTGTGGTAAGCACCGTTCATTAGTGTTTCACCTCTGTACTGTTCGTGTACACTTTGGAAACTCGGCGAATGATGTCCTACTACAACAAACTTTTCGTCAGGGCGTTCTGCTACTACATTTTTGATGTAGCCAAGCATATGATGATGACGGATAACAGTATCATGTGGCTTAAGGTTAGTGTAACCTTCTTCTTCCTTTTTGATAACACGAAAGTCATTCATCATATCCCGCACAGCATGGAGTGTCAAAGGATCACCTTTGTTCATGTCAGTCCACAATGTACCACCAATAAATGTTACATCATCAATTTTCTTTGAGCCTGCCTCCAAGAAGTAGACATTAGGGAACTGAGCGCACTCCTCAGATAGTACAGTAAGTGTACGATTCCATTTACCGTGATAGAATTCATGGTTACCCGCTACGTAAATTGTATTTGGGAATTGGAAACTGCAACGTTTCAAAAAGTCACGAAAGCGAGCTACCCTTTGTTGTTTACGTCCAAGGTCAGCAAACGCACCATACTCGTAGATGCTGGGCACAACAGGATGGTCGTAGAGTTCCTCTGCAATCATAATATCGCCGGCAAGAATAAGCACATCGTAATCCTGATCATTTTGGATATTGATGTCGCTAAACTCTAAATGGAGATCTGACACAAGTTTAATTTTCATACTAGTATTATACTTGAAATGTACCGATTCTGTCAATGCTATTGCCCCATTTTAATATAAAAAATGTAGCATCTTGAGCAGTTAGTTTGGCTGTTATAGCATAATCGGTATGATAGTTCATTGGAGCCATATGTCTATGCCATATAGGAGTTTCTACAGCGTGACTCATAACCCATTTACCCGATTCGCTTTCCTGCCATTCTAATAATGGTTGTGCGGCATACAGGTCTGGATCTTCCACATCTCCCATTTTAAATCGATGTACAATTAGTTCTTTGAACTCTACAACCTTGTCATCGATTAAATTATATTGATGTTTGTAATGACCCGGAGGATTATTATTGTAATTGTTTGGAGTGGGCATAGTTACAGGCCAATTAAAACGGCCACTTATTGTTCCCATTTTCTTCCTGCCATTTTCGAACAGACTCAGCAAGTTCTTCTCTAGTACGTAATTTAACGTTTTCTTCAACAACAGTACCGTCATCTTCACAGAGACTGACTTGGAAAGGAGCGTCGATAACTAGGTAGTCATCTTCAACTTGCCAATCATGATTGCCTTCAAACAACCAAGCCGCACCACTGCGCTCGTCGTCATCGTCTGGATCGCCTTCTAGGTAACACTCTTTAATTTGTTCTTGCTCTTCTTCAGTGATATCATCGCTAAATTCAAACCAACAAGCGTGTTGGTCATCTAATTCAGACCCCCAACCGCAGTCTGTCTTAGCGTGTGCTTGAGCATCGCCTTCTAAAGGCAAGTTACAATCCATGTCTTCTTCAACAAACCCTTGACCCCAACGATAGTGATCATCGATGTTGAACCAACTAATTGAACCATCCGCATTTTCGCGGTACATTTCAATGTGCCAGCAGATACTTTTCTTTTCTAACGGTTTGATCAGATATACTTTGCTCATTCTTCAACTCCGAAATGTTCTTGCCACATACGCTTGGGTTCGCTGATTATTGGTTGCCTTGCCATGAAACCATTCAGATTCTACCATTGCATCCAACACCATTCGTTCCATCAACTCTACATACTTTTCTGCGTATGCTTGACTATACGGCATTGCTGTAGTTTCGTTTTGCTTGACAGCATAGATACGAGCCTGTTGCTCAAGTTGTTGAATTCGTTCGTTCATTCTTCGTCCTTAAAGTCAATAACATTACCGTCTTCATCTGCACAGATGATGCGTACAGTTTCGCCGTCTTCGTTTTTAATCTCAATAGGACCCCAAATCCACCATTCAGTTTCATCTTGATACCATGAATCTTCGCGATCTTCTAAATCGTAAATGCTATTCTCGTCGATAAACTCTTGCAGTTCTTCTTCCTCTTCTTCTGTTAGGCCATCAAACTCGATATCATACCAGCAACCACCGTCGTCCATACTGATAAGTTCAACTTCTTCAATATTATTGTATGAGCAGTCTAGCATATTGATGCTGTCTTTTCGGCCATCGCCTCCAGGAACTTCTGTAAATTCAAATTCTGGAGGATTGTCGTCACTGGTTTCTACTGACCATTCTCCCCAACGGAATCCATTGGTGGTAGTAATTCTGCCTTTACCTTCTCGTTGAACCCAAAATTCAACTTCTTGTACACTCTTTTTGTAATAAGTTCTTACTGTCCAGGTTGCCATGCTACTTCTCCTTAAAGTTCTAAACCGTTTTGTTTGGCATAATCCTCGGGTGATTGACGTTTTTTCTGATACTCTGCTTCGTGCATATCGCATAGCGTACGAATCCATCCGCCATCTCTACGTTTGCCAGGAGCACAACATTCTTCGCAACAAGAGTCTGCCCAGGATTCTGCCATGGTAACCATGCCGTGAATGTATTCGTCACCGCCTTGATAATAGAAACGAAGCCCGCCAAACTTTTCTTTAATTTGTTCTACAACTACCTGCGGAATAAGTTCACGAGCAGGTTCTTTTTTATTTTCAACGTCCCAATCGTGTTGCTTCTTTGCCCAATCAATCCTGCCCTGTATATTGGCACAGAGATTTTCTAGGATAGGCCACCAACCTTTACCTACAGCAAATCCGCCGTAGCGTTCCGCAAACATTAATGGAAATCTTTCTTCCATACGTTTAGCAAAGGCTTCGTATTCGTTATACTCTTGATCTTCTGTCATTTTATATCATCCGAGGTTTCAGGGAAATGGCTAATAATTAAATCTAATGCTTCAATGGTACGCATATTGATTACAACATCTTCAGGGTGTAACCAATAGCCGTCTGGATTTGATTCTGTTTTAGGATTCTTTTTCCATTGACGTAATTCTTTTTTCAAGTAAGCACGATAGTCTTTTAGATTAAGACTAGTAATTCGATCCGCAGTTTCGCCATCAATCCATTGATAAGGTTTATGCTTTGCTTTACTCACGACTTCAGTCCTTCTAACGTTTGACGTTTGGCTTCTTCTTTGACTTCTTGTTTATGAATTGTCTGCAATCCGCGAAACATTTCTTCGACTACATGAATAATAGCATTCTTACCGTCTTCAGTTAAGTGACTGTATTCAGGACTTACAGTACTTTCGTGCCAGACTCTACCGTTTTGGCTAAGTTCTAGTAATGCTCCATAGAGCATATCCTTGTGCATACTTCTGCGGATATCAAATTTTCTCGCCACTTTGGAACCCTCTAAAATGTAAGAAGCGCGGAAAGCGTAAAGAGTAACTTCCATCCTGGTTTTGTGTGATAGCGTCAGCACGTACCTCAACGATTTTGCCAACCACCTCTTCACGACCGGACCAATAAGCATCGCGATCAGCATCAGTAAAACCGCTACCAACATTAACAATGATATCACGTCCATCGTCTCTGCCTTCGCAAACAAAAGCGCCAAGTTTTCCGACATTTTTACCTGTTCCTTCTTCTACTGCTGTAACAGCCAATGACACTTCGATAAATGGCTTTAGTTTAAGCCAAGCCACACTACGTTTACATTCATATCCAGCATTAGGATCTTTGATCATAATACCTTCGTAACCGCCATCGATTGCCTTTTGATTAATTTCTTTGAAACGTTTTTTACCTGCATCAGTATCGAGATCGACAAGTTCGTGTCCAACAACTGCTACATTAGGTAACGCATCTTTATGTTTCTTGTGCCAGTAGTAGACCATATCGCTACGATCCGATTGGCTTTTATCCCAAGAGCCTTGTTCAAAGTTTGACAAAGGTAGTACGTCAAACAAATTAAGTACAGCATCATCGCTTTGTACATCACTCTTGCGGTGTACCTGCTTCATCAAATCTTGGAAACTGCTAGACATAACTTCGCCGTCTAGCACCAAATCATATGGCGGAGGATCTTGTTTAACTACTGCACTAATCTGCTCTGCTATGTGAGGAAAATTGACAAGCTCTTTGCCGTTACGACTAAACATATCAACACGCCCGTCGGCCCTGACGATAGTAATAACTCGTACTCCATCAAGTTTGACTTCGATAAGTTTCTTTCCAACCACCTTAGCCTCATGATTTGCGCTATCGTGAGCGAGCTGGCAACTAAACACAGGCACACTATAGTGAGCATATTTCTTCTCCACAACTTTGTTGATTGTTTTTTCGCTTACGCCACAACGCAAGTCTTTAATAAGGATACGACGATACCAGCCATTCCACTGTTTCTTAGTGGCTGACTTTATCATTGTTTGAATCATATCCCTCGCTGTATTACCGGTGACATTGCGAGTGACAAAGCCAGTAATAGCGAGAGTAAAACTGCCCCAGTCTAAGCCTGGACCGTCTGCATCTGTTTTCTCTGGGATTTGTTTAAGTCCAAAGGTAATCATTGGATCTAATGCAAGACGCACACCTTCGAAGAATTCGTTGTTACCTGCCTCCGCTTGTGCAAGAATGATTGCTTCTTTGTTCAAACGACTAGGATGATCTTCTAGTGTACTAATAACATTTTGGCATGGATCGCTCACAATATCTCCTAAAATTTAACTATGCTATTATTTTACTGCCAAATTAACTCTTTGTCAATTGGTTTGACATAATTTAATTGGGTTTCAATGGATTTGGTTGTGTAATTTACACCGTGTGCTTTGACTCTGGCACGTATAGTTTGAGTCTCTCCAGTCTTACCTAGTGCAGACTTATTCAAAAAGTTTACCAAATGACCGCCATCTGTGACAGCATCGTGGGCATAGCAGTTAAGTTTTTTGACATATCTAGTATTAACATATCTAATATTCAGTAAAATTGGCTCACCTACTACTCCGATATGCTCTTGTTTGGCAGTTTTGGACTCTGTGATAATACGTTTCTTTTCCATTTCTTTGAAATACAAACTAGGAACGCTGGCCAAAATACCAAAGTCTTTAAAAATTACTTCAGGTTTTTGAGTACTAGAAAACACTCGTTGCATATAGTCGTTGAGATTGTCTGCAATAACACCAAATGTCAGTCTACGATAATAATGTATAATAGCACTGGCTGTATCTGTATCTTCCTGAGTAACTTTGACCAGTACTTTATAATCTTTATTCAAGTCCGGAACCATTTGATAACTCAAATGTTCTTTGCTATTCCAGCGTTCATCGCTGTCAGGATCTGCATTGGTAAAAGCACTAACGCTGGTATAGCCTTTAGTTCTAAAAATAGCACAGGCCATAGCCAAAACATTTTCAGCAGGCCATGTACGTTCATTTAATGGAGTAAAATCATTCATAATCGATCATCGTTTGTTGTTGAATAAGAATGTTTTTGCCTATTTCAAATAAGCCTACCCCGCCAATAAGGTCTTTAACGCTGGCGTGAATGTTTACTTCGCCATCTTTGTCTATACTGGCCATGACAAATTCTTCCATGCTACCTTCTTCGATACGCTTACGCACTTCTTCGATAACATCCAGCATATTTTCTTTGCGACGTTTTTCGTTGCGGTCGTTGATGTTAATTACTTCCATTAGATTCTCCTTTATTACCCTTAAGATAATCTTTTTCTTTGTAAGTCTTAATCATGTGACAACGACAGCAGAGTGTTTGAATATTTTCTGCAACATCTTTACCACCATCGCTTTGACGTTCTAAGTGGTCGCCGTGCATTACACCACGCATACAACGTAATTTATGGAACGGATCTTCGATATCGTCAAACTGCGGATCAACACGAGGATCGTATCCACACTTCTCGCACACCCACCCACGATAGAATGTGTGTGGACGATCCGCTTTGCCCATACCACCGTACTCTGTTAATTGCAGTTGGTGTTCACGACAGTAACCATCGCTACCAGGACCATCGAAGATTGTAAGGTCATTGTCACAATCTTCTAACTTACATTTGCATTGTAAGCGATATTGTTCCTTAAGGATACTCTGTCCTTTGAGTTTATCCTTATTAGGATCTCTGAGCTTGGACATATTACCACAAGTCTTTCTTAGCAACAGTAAAACCGTTGTTAGCAGAATATTCTGGTGTCTTCAATTTAGTACTCTTCTTAACCTGTGCAATCAAGAACGGAATACCTGTACGCATTTCTGAAGTAAAGCCACGCAATCCTGACTCTGCGTATGACTCTGGGTTGGCCTTCTTGTACCATTCTTCATAGGCCATCTTAACCTTATCCCAGAACGGACCGTTGGGGCCAAAGTCACCATCGAAGTATTCTTTTGTAAATGCCGCAAAGTCTAGCAAGTATTTGTCATCAACAGTAATGCCTTGTTCAAAACACAGATTAAAGTATTCGTATAACTGACGTGCTTCCTTAGGTTCTACAGGACGTTGTTGGTTTAAGTAAGTCCAGTACTGAGCAAACATACGGGTGACTTCCGGATCCTTACGAGTCTTCAGACTCTTGCTCATAAGTGTGTCAGCCAACAAACTGAACGCACCAGGTTGGTCTTCGTCACCAAACTTGCTGTGTGTGGCAAACAAGCCAGCGGCCGCAAGATAATCGTTCTTCTTGGCTGTGTCAGTCCATTCGGTGTCATCTGCACCGTCAACCTTAGAGCCATAAACCATTTGCTTGTACTTGTCAATGAAGTCAAGTTCTTCTTTAGCATCGCCGTTTAACAAAATAAAGTTACGACGAATTTCTAATTTGTGTTTTACATTATACACAACCACTGGCACCATTGTTTGTGCTGTGCGTTCACCGAACACTTTGGTAAGAATAATGTAAAGAGTAATTGCGGTGTGCTGTCCGTCCCAGGCAATGTAATAACCAGGCTTGTCTTCGTCAATATAAACTTGAATAGCCATAGTCATTGTGCTACGGAAGTGTTGAAGAATGTTTAGAACATGTCGCAGATTAAGACTGCGTTGCATCGTGGAGTCAATTAGGATCTTGTCCATTGGCACCATGATTGCTTGGCACAACAGCAGGTCGGTAAAGGTTGTCCATTCTTTGTGACGACGTTTAAATTCGTCAACTACTCCGGTGAGTAGTCCAACAAACATAGGAGCGGTTTTGAGTGCTTCAGCCAAACGTTCTTGTAGAGTTACAAAATGGCTATCCGATTTGAGATATTGCTCGTTGATAATCTGAGCATGGGTTTTTTGTGTCATATAATTTCCTTTCTAGGCCTTCTCTTGGCCACCTACACACAACATTATTATTGTGTATATGGAATATTATACAGTCAAATTATTTAAAAGTCAAGTCAAAGGCGGTATGTAATTCGGCCTTTGGACAAATCGTAAGGGCTCATTTCAATCCGAACTTTGTCGCCCAAGATGATTTTGATTTTATTTTGGCGCAGTCGGCCATTAGTGTAGCAAGTAAGAACATGCCCATTTTCCAAAGTTACCCTAAACATATTGCTAGGTAATACTTCAGAAATGGATCCTTCCATTTCTAATAAATCGCTTTTGCTCATTCTTTAGTAAAGATCATACGACCATCGGTTACGGAGATATGAATTTTATCTCCTTCTTTCCATCCCATTTTTTCACAGATTTCAGGAGGAATTTTGAACATGACATTATCTGGATCTCCAGGTATGTCTTCGAATATTTCCTCTACCGTGTACGTTTTTGATTCGTTCATAATCCTTAGTTTATTATATTAGTTTAAAAATGTCAACTTTTAGTTTACCGATATATTGACATTTGGTGCAGGAAATATCCCCAAACGCACATTCATAGTCAGCGCCGATTGGGTGTTAATAGTTATTGGTAATGATGCGGTATTACTGCTAACCGTCATTACTCCAGTTAATGGAACACTAACATCACCAGCCGCAAATGGATATGTTGCTACAGTAGTAGACCAACGAGCGTTAACTCCTGTATGTACATCAACTTGATTAGGAGTGGCTTCGTAAAAGACTGCTTCGTAAACCATATTAGGTGAACCTAGTGTGCCAGATGTAGACGCTGTTCCCTCCCAGCGAACACGGAAAGTTCTGTTAGGTGCTGTGCCTTCTGCACCATAATAGATTCGTTGACAACTATTGTCTGCAGAACTTATCATTATCTTTGGATAAGGAGGGTTAGTACCATTTAACTGACTCCAGTTTGATGAACCAGCACCAAATGTGATATATGTATTTGTTCCAATATAAATTGTATTGTATGTTGTACCACAGAATGTTACATTGAACGGCAGTGGAACAGTCCAGTATCCATCGTCTTGACTGCCAACAAAGGTCAACGCTCCAGGCACAGTAGGTGTTGAACTAGACAATGCTAGGGCACCTAATATACTATTTGTAATAACACTACTGGAACCGTTAGGTAAACCAGTAGTTAAGAATCTATTTCCGCTGTTAGGTCTTGTATCTAAAGTTATACCAGTAACTATAGCATCAGCAGTATAAACACCAGAGAACGCAGTAGTAGTCAATGAACCGGACGGCGCAGGCTTTGCTGTAATAATATAAGGAACCTGTGTACCATTAGCAACGTTAGTAGTAGTTAATGTTACTGTAGCAGTTTGAGTATTTGATACTGTTGAATCGTCTACTGCTAGACTAAATGTTGCGGCCTTATTATAACTGTTAAGAGTTTTCTTTCTTGGATATACTTGTCCACTGGTAGGTCTGTACCAGTTGTTTACTGTTGGGAAAGGTGTTGGATAATATCCACCGACTTCTTGACCTGGATGTCTTGTTCCTTGAAAGAACAACATCTTTCTACAACTATTTGGATTGTAAGTAAACCCAGCATCTTTACCATCAAACGTTCCGCCGTTGGTACTTAATACTGTGTCTGTACTAATTGCGGCTATTAATGCACGAGCATCTGCCTGTGTCATACGAGGATATTTTTCTGCATAACAGGCAATTACACCTACGGTATTAGGACAACTCATACTAGTGCCAGGACACTTTTTAAAATTATTATTAATTGAGTCAGATCCGCCTAATGCAGTAACTCTTGGATCAGTAGCGGCAGTCCCATCATACAACGATGCTCCACTATTCCAAACACTTTGAACACCAGAACCGGGTGCATATACATCAATGCGAGGACCGTAGTTACTAAATTCTGCTTTGTAGTCGCCGACCTCAATACCAGTCGAGGCGTAGATACTAGCATTTGTTGCTTCGTTGTGTTGTCCTATTGCTCCGCTACAGATAATTTTTGTATCTTCTGTGCCACCATTTGCCGAGCCAGGACTACTACCTCGGTGAATATAGTAACTAACTCCTCCGTAGACCATATAATTGTCATAGTCAGGACCTCCAGGAACATCTATATACCAATAACTATTTCCTGCGCTGGCTACAATGATGACGCCTTCGCTCATCGCCTCAATCATATCTATATCCGTTGCGGAACTTTGTGTTGGCAATGCCGCACCAGTACGGATCCTAAATGTGTCTAAATCTGCTGTAGTCCATCCTGTACTAGGACGATTATATGTAACACCTCTATAATACACAGAACTAATGCTAGACTCTGTAATTCCATTTAAACGATATCCCCAACTGTTATTCATAACTGTTGGATTTTTAACACCAGTCAACGGATTGATTGGTTTATTTTTATGAAATTCTCTTACATAATCTATGCTATCGTAGAATGTAATATTATAGATATTAGCATCGCGAGCAAACCCTTGTGTGTTACCTGCACAGTTTCCAGTAGTATGTCCACCATGTTCTTGTAATCGGTAACCCGGATAACTGTATTCGCCTGCCGCACCACCAGTTACTACAGGATTGTGTTGCTCCCAGTTGTATTCAACCATTCGGCTATAACCAGTACCATCTGGATTCTGTGCATATTCGTACACAGTAGGGTACGGAGTTCCATCGTCCATAACAACTACGTCAACATTTTTACCACTGGCATCCATAATAATAGTTGCCGCTTGATTAACTGTGCCAGTAATACCCCAATTACTAATATCTGTTTTTCTGTTTAGTCGTAACAGGCCCCAGTTGATATCGACGCTGTCGCTGGCCACACGTTTGTCAAAGTTTGAACTAGTTTGAGTAAACCCGTCACAGCCGATAACCATACCAAGATCTGTATGATTTAATTCAACAGTAAAAACTCTAGGATCGTTTCTAACCTGTGCCGCTTCGTCATAGGTCAACATATAATGTGTATTTCGACTAATAGGTCGTCTGTTAACACACTCTACCATTCGATCAGGAATGTATAAATTTCCGCTAGGTGTTTCCATATCTTTATAAAACTCTTCCGAGTCTTTAAAGTCTTTTAAGGTAACAATGTATTCTTTAAGACTTTGATCTTCTGGATTCCCTAGATGAGGAATTGGTGTTGTCATATTATGCTTCCAATTGTAGTAGTTTTACTGTAACAGTAATAGCCGCTGTTGAGCCGCTTCTGTTAACTACTTTAATTTGTATATCTGTAGTTGGACTAGATTCATCGTTATAGCCAAATACACCAGGAGTAAATGTTTGTGTTTGTGCTCCGGTAGTAATTACCTCAGCAATTACTCCACTACCTGGTACTGGATCATCTGTAATTGCACGACTAGCATCTGCTGTACGTGCCGCAGAAGATGTATAAACAGTTACCCAAGCCGCCGCACTAGTTTGAATACTTAATAACGCATAACCACTGAAGCCTGTAATTGTAGCATTAGCACTGGCTAAGTTTGCTATCGAAGAAGTAGTAACAGAACGTGTTGTTCTGGTCGATAGTGTACCACCGCCGCCCCCGCCACCAGTTGCATCGGTATCATTAACCCATGCACTACCATTCCATTTTAAAACTTGCCCAACACTTGGACTAGAAACAGTCACATCTGCCAGGTCATTAATACTGGCCGTAGAAATATCTGTGCCACCACCTCCGCCGCTAATTGTTGTCCATGCCAATGTTCCTGAACCGTTTGTTGCTAGAACTTGTCCACTGGTTCCGTCTGTGGCTGGGAATGTGAACCCTGGAAATCTTGTTGTGCCGTTTTCTTTGAATACCCATGTAGGCTTGGTAATATCGTTGAACGTTTGAATATAGATATCGTTCTCAGCATATAGCCCCCAACCAATAGTTGGACCTGCTAGGAATTCTTTCCAACCAACTGATGCTTGTCCATTGGCAGCACTGCCTGCATTAATAATACCGTTGTTAGGTAGTGTTACTGAACCGTCTGTATTAAATGTAAAATCTTTAGTACCGTTTGTAGTTAATTTAACACCGGTATTATTTAAAATAATTTTATTAGTATATGCGCTATGACTTACACCCCAGTTAAGTGTAATGCTACCTGCGGTATCGGCAACATTAATGGCAAACGGGTCGTTAGTATTTCTTGTATATCCGTCCACAGCCAATGTACCGTTGTCAAATGCAATAGTGCCACCTGCTGGTAATGTTAGAGTACCATCGTCTCCAAATATCCAACCATGCACGGTTGCACCATAGTTACCAGTTGAAATCTTTACTGCCTTTAATCCATCGGAATCAGAATTAAAGCCAATGGTCGCCAAATCGAGACCGTTAGAAGATGTCCAGCCTACTAATATCTGAGAATTATTACCCGGTGCCGCAATATGTATTGATTCATTTAGTGCCTGAATCATCATCGTTCCGAGACTTGGGCTATAGTCGCCTAACTTAGCAATTTTTAAATTAGTAGGAAAATCTAACGCACCGTCTGTACCAAATGACCAAGTATTAGTACTATTAGTAATCGAAGGAGTTGTGACGTCTGCAAATTCTACGCTATCTGTTGTGTTTAAATTTTGATTAGGTGCATCTAACAAATCGTTATAACTTACACTCTGACCAATAGTTGCACTTAAAGTGGTAGCAGTTGCTTGACAGCGAACAGCGAAAGGAATCTGTTGCCAATCGGACGCTACAAAGGAGGCAAACGGATCAGTTACGCCACCGATGTAAACATACATATAATCTGTACAGATTGTAGCAACATCAACAACTCCATTGATATCGCTGTCAGAATAGTGGTTACCGCCAGTGTCTACGGTGGCGCCGCTGATATAACCATCAGCATCTAATGTTGCAGAATACGTTGCTCTGATCCATCCATAGGGAACAGTTAGTTGTGTACCACCTAATACTGCCCATGCAAAAGCATCGATTAATTTAACATTTAAAGCGTTCCCCCATGTTCTGTCTTGTACTGGACCTGCTTTGGGATAGACTTCAACTGCTTGGTGTCCAGTAGGATCATAAACACCAGGAAGAATAACCTGTCCATTAGTAGTTGCTGATAGTTTGGCATCGCCAATATACACAGATCCAGAACCAACATATAAACTGTGCCAACGATTTGTAGGGCTACCTAAGTTGTATGTTAAATCACTGTCTGGAACAATATTTTGTGATACTGCTGAAAAGTCACCTTCTGGAATTGTAGTGTACAATTCTCCGATCATTGTATCAATCTTTTTTAAGGCTGATCCTAACGGTTCTCTACTAATGCCGTCGCCTAAATTTAATGGTGTATATGCCATGGGAAATCCTCGCTTATCCTATATTTAGCGAGTTTTGGTATAGATACAATAGTCAAAAAAATACCCGCCGAAGCGGGTAAAGTTTGTAGTTTATTCGTCTTCCCAGGGTACAGGAATCCAACCTAGTTTAAGTAAATCTGCTTCTATTTCTTCTGTAACAATGCCTTCGGGCACATATCCTGTACGCTTTTGCCATTGTTCATTAGTTTCTTTAGCATCGTACTCTTGATTAAGTCCGCCCATACCTGAACAGTACCAATCAATGTAATCACCTTCTTGACGCATATCTGCAACAATGCCGCCAGCACTACGCCAACTAGCACTCCACAAATCTTTGTCAGGATCTTGTCGCAGATAAGGAAACATTTCTTTACGAACAAAACGCATATTACACATAGCCGCATAAAGATTCTGTGCATAGGCATCGCTGTTACGAACCTTGGCTAGAATCCAATCTGTACTACGTAGGTCGTATTCTAAATTATTTTCCTGCCATTCGGGGTTAGACATGTTTTCTTCGTCTTGTTCACGAAAGGTTTTAAAAAGATTTAAGTAATCTTCTCTAGGCTCTTTACCTTCTTCCGCACAACGTTCGATATATCCGTTTAATTGAAAACTATGACGCTCTGGGCTTGAGCTTATTTTAACGTTTGTATCCGGTGAATCCGAGTTTTCTGTAGGCATTACGCACTCCTATAGCCTGTCGTTTAGCATCTTCTAACGCATTGTGTTTTGCATCCTGCGGCATTTCAGGATCTGCTAGTTCAAACAATGTACGTGTGTCACGCATTTCCCAGAAGTTCCAAGGATATGCACGACCTAATTTTTCGTAGATATTCTGCAAAATCATTAAGTCAAAAGTAGCACCGTGACTCCAAAAATGACTGCACCCCCATGCTAGTGCATGAAACTGATTAATAACTTCATGGATTGGAATACGATCCCTTGGATCAAATGCTTCCTCCATGATGTTAGTATCCTGCTGATTCCACCATTTTAGTGTGTCGTCGCTTACAGTACAACCTAGAGCATCTTGGCTGTCTATCTCCACACGCAGATAAAGTTCTTTCATGGGTGCATTTGTAAACGGATCAAACCTTACTGCGCCCAAGGTAAGAATAGTTGCTGTAGTCTTTGTGTCAAGAGTTTCCAAGTCGACCATTAAGTGTTGTGCCATATATTATACCAGAATGAAAATGATTAAAAGATAACCTAGTTGATGAGCCATTTGATCTAGGCCTAAATGATTCCAAAATTCCTTAGTAGTAATATCTCTATTACCCCAATTCATTTTAGCCCAGTCTATGTGGTAGTGCATTATAAAATCTAACGCACCCATAGCCAGTGCTACATTAAGATTGGCCACAGTTAGCACGACTACGGTTGTACCAAAGCCGTGTTTTAGACTGTGTTTAATGCCACGCCAGTCGAGATAAATTCCTTTATGCTTGACCTCTTCGTCACTTTGATTAACAAAGTCAATGTACCAATGCTTAACCTGAAGTAAAGCCAATAGAATGAGTGCAATAGTTAGATAGTCCATGCTTATGATTATACTATCTTATTAATGTAAAGTCAAGTTTACTTCTTGGGTTTATCGTTCGATTCGTCCAAATCGTAGTATTCGTTTTTCATTATTGCTTCATCAAACTTTTCTGCATCTGTCTTTTTATTTTTTCGAAAAATGTTATCGTAATTATTACGATAGTTGTCAGTGACTCCTTTGGTTTGAATAGAGTCGCCTGTGATGTCGTTTCTTGCTACCATACCACACTCCTTAAAAGTATAGTTATCTGGAGAAGGTCAAGTTCTCCAGATTTCCTTAAAGCCTTCGTCTTCGGTTGGCATTTCAAAAGTATCAATCATGCTACGCATAACTGAATCTGGAATGTTCTTGCCTGGACGACTGGCTAAACGTCGATCCAATTCTTCCTTTTTAGGAGTTGGAAATACCACAGCAATATGTTCATAGTTAGGCAACATATTGAACTTACGCTTACGGCTCTTAATCGAAACACTGGTCTGATCCCAGATGATATCTAAATTATTTGCCTTACAAATTTCGACTTGGTTAGCCATCAACTTTACGGCAATAGGCATATATTCATCAAAAACTTCGTTGTAGGTTTTACCCATTTTTTCAGCGTATTCTTCCACAAACTTATCTGTGCTAACCACAGGAATATCCTTAGCCCAGTCTTGATTCTTAATCCAAGTGCTCTTACCTGCACCTGGCACTCCGATTAATTGATAACACTTCATGGTTGAAAGTTGTCCCTTCCTTTTGTATGCTTACTGATTTCGGCTAAGGTTGCCCTTAGCATTTGAATTTCCATTGCGGCTTCTTCTAACAAGTTAGCAATCTTGTCGGGCTTACCTTCTGTGACTGCTAACCTGCCAGGAATCTGCCTACGTATCTCTGCTCGTTTATACAAGCGGAACACTAGGCTTTGCTCTGCTACAGGCAAATGACTTTCATCTTCACATCTCATACTGTCTCCATATAGTTGCGTACCCAAGATAAACGAGCTTGCTCGTCCATAGCAGTATACTCCTCAATGTTAGCACGGATAGCATCCACTAGTGGATAGTATTCTTCGTCTAAATTGTGCTTGATGTCTTTGTTCAAGTCTACTAACTTGTCTGTGCGTGGATTGCGAGCAACCCACTTTGAAGTCAAGTAGTAAGGTGACTTGATCTTAGAACCAACGCCGTCCTTAGTATAGAATACAAAACCTTCGTGCTTAACAGTCTTTACTAGAGCCTTTAACTCGCCTACTGTAGTAGTAAAGATATCCACAGGGAGGCATCCAAGATGCTTGCCCAAAGGTTCTAGCGTAAACTTTTCGTAGTATAACTTACCGTTCCAGTCTTTGTGACGGAATCCGATAAAGTACAGTCCAGGTTCTTCAGGTATGATGTGTGGGTCAGTTGGATGAACGCACTCAAACATAAAAGTAAAATCTGGGGCACATCTTAGTACATCACGGAAGTTATCAGTGATATATTCCTTTGCCATATCGACAAACTCGCCTGAAGTAGAACCTGTTGTTGAAACTAGGATATCTCCATTGTGCCAAGTCATAGCAACCATAAAGCCGTTAACTTTACGAAGTGCTGTGATCTCAGTATCGTCGGATAGCACTGGTGCTTCCTTTTCAATACCATAGTTATAGATCTTTGTGAATGGTCGTTGTACTACATTAAACTCAGAGTCTACAATAGTACCTCGACATTCGGCGATGTATTCGTTCCACAAGTTATCGTAGAACACTTTCTTCTTGTACTTTAGCACATAGATACCATCGCCACATTCTTTCATGTTGACTAGGTTACTAGTGTTTACATACTCCTTCAATTCATCTTTAAACATGATGACCCTTAATTTCGTTGTTTTTAATTCTGCCAATCGCATATTCCATTGACACAACAATCTCACCGGTTGAATCCATACCTACATCGAATGCACGATACTTTTCTAATCCACTAACACCTCCGTGTAAGTGACCATGAAAATGTAATGCTCCTCTGTGCATTTGATCCCACTCAGCAATCGGATAGTGAAACATGACAATCTTGTGACCATCATATGTAATATCCAAATACTCGTGTACTTCTGCAAACGCACCACGGAACGTTTCGTCCATCAATGTCTTACGGTCATGATTTCCTCTAATTAAAATCTTTGTGCCATTCAAACGCTTTACCATTCTACCAGCATCACTACCTGACATGAACGCTACATCGCCTAAGATGTAGACTGTGTCTTCAGGTTTGACTTTATGGTTCCATTCTTCGGCCATGGCGTTGTTCATATATGCAACGTCGTCTTTAAATCGTGCTCTCGTCACTGGACAGAACTTCATGATGTTCTTATGTCCAAAGTGTAAGTCGCTTGTAATCCATGTTTTCATTTTTTCGCTCTTCTTTCTTGTTATATTATACAGCCAAAAGAACGCCCTGTCAACTCTCGAAGACAGGGCAAATGTTGTTTTTATACAACGGGCTTGTATGTGCGCCAATCGTCGATGTTGGGCTTTTCGTCCGCATCGTAGGTCCAACCCAAGGCTCGCATCATTCTGTGCTTAACGAGCAGATTAGGGCTTCTAAACCGCCCTGTATCCTGAAAGCCCAGCATTACGCCTACTTCGCATACAGCACCGCTACGACAAATTCCAGCAAAACAATGAACAACAACGTTCATTTTGTTATCCAAAGCGTGTTGTAAAAGAGCCACAAGTTGATTGGCTTGTTCTTGACTACACTTCATTGCTTCGTCGTCTACGTGGTCGTTTTCCTCCACGTCCAAAAATTCAAAGTTATGAATTTCCTTGAACTTATGGGCAGGAGTAGGACGCCAGCTCGCCGGGTCAACGATACTAATCAGCATACTATTTTCGCCTGCTTCGTGATGAAATCTTTTTGGGATATCATCGGCGGCTACATTTTCAATCCAAGGCATAATGCCTCCTTATTTTTTCATTGCTTCCATCATTCCGAAAAGTTCAGCCCATTGTTCACTAGGCTTTTGACCTTCGTTAAGATTCATAATAGCAAGAAAATCCTTGTAGTTTTCTGGAACCTTGAAATAGATGTTAGCATAAGTGCAGTCAAATGAGTCGTCCTCATCATGACTGTACCAAGGATGTTCTGACATTTCATCAAAAACATCTTCGTAGTCTTCACGGTTACCACCACCATTACGTGTATGAACAACAATGTAACCTTCATCCATATAGACATTACGGAAACGACCAAAGTCGCTTGCAGTTTTGCCTAGAATTTCAAGTAACTTTCCGCTATCGGGATTCATGCCAAATATCATGTTGTACATTGACATAATTACTCCTTTACAAAATCAACTCTTTCACTGTAATAGCCATTCGATTGACCTAGCCAACGAATGTCCACATAACCCTTGCGAGTTGCAAACTTGTAGAAAGTCCATGTGTAAGACTCGTATGCTTCGAAGTCGGCTGGGCTTTCGCCATCAACTTCTTCTGCTATTAGAATCTCTGAACCTACTAAGTCCTGCAAATCGCCGACTATGCTTTCTATGCTTACGCTTTCGCAACAGTCTTGCTCGTGATACATACGATAGCGTTCGCCATCTGTGGTTTCAAAAACGATCTCGTCGCCACTCTCGTTGATGTTGGACAAAGTCTTGCCCTTCAACACATCAACGTTACAATATTCTCTGTCCCAATATCCCATGATATCTCCTTACTGCTTTCGCCGTTTCATCCAGGTGTAATCTACACCGTCTGGACACTTTCCATCTACAATGCTGTCAGCACCAAACATGCCAACAATTTCGTATTCGCTACTTTTGATAGTTACAAATACTGCCAATGTTTTTGCCCAATCCATTGCTGGGCCAAGATTATCAAAATCTCGTTCGTAAACATTCTTGTTTACATCTTTCCATATTACTTTATACATTCAATTATTATATCTTCACTTCAATATTTTGTCAATTGGTCCCGCTACTACGAATCGAACGTAGACTTACTCTTTAGGAGAGAGTCGTTCTATCCATTGAACTATAGCGAGGGAGGGAATTTGGTGTGACCGGGAGGGTTCGAACCTCCAAGGACGGCATATCGCCTAGTCCCGACCCACGGAGTGTTTCACAACAGTCCTGGAGCTCTGCCTATTCGCTCACGGTCACATACTAAGTATATAACCTTTTCAGCAGTTTGTCAACGGGTTATGAGGTATTCGTAGTTCACTGTGTTGTCGTTTTCTTGCAACACACAGGCACCATTTCTGATATGGAACTTGTAGGCCATTTCAGTTTTTGGGCTAAGTGTTACAAAACGATTAACAGTTGGGAAAAGTTCTTTTATTTGATCCACTACACCAAAAAGTAGCTCTGCGGCCGCACCCGGCGCATAACTCCAAATTGTATAGAAGATTGCTGTAGTTGGTTCTGTGGGTGTTTTAGCCAAATCTTCAACAGTTGTTGGCACAAAATCGTGCAGACTAACACAGACCATTGCACGTGGTTTTTCGCCTTCTACAGTGGTGGCGACAAATCTGCTACCGCTAACACGAAATTCTTTGGGAATTTCTGGACGTACTGGATCATCCTTGATATAGTCAAGTAATGGATTAGTAGTTTCTCTGATTAATGTTAGCATATAACTATTTAGCATTTAGTGGGCAGATTATGGTGTTATGGTGGTAACGGTGAGATTCGAACTCACACCTTGCTCCGTATGAAGGAGGTGCACGACCATTATGCTACGTTACCAGATTATTAGTAAGATGTCCCGAGAGTTTTGGTTTGGGTAAGGCCATCCGACGGTGCGATTCGTCCCTCTCTTTGTCTAGCCCAACATGAAGTTCTTGTAGTCTCAATCCGCTCACCTTGCACCGGCGCTTGATACATATACTCTACAGCATTAAAGTTTATAACTTCAATTAACAAAAACTTCCGATCTTTGTTAACTCCTTGCGGATGCTTTTAGAACCTTAACTACTTACTAATAAAAGGGGTGGAGAGAGAAAGGCAAGTAATAGACTGGACAATGTACAAGCGGGCTCTATAAAGATACCCTTAACAAGTCACAAGGCGCAAAGCACAGGGACCTGTATATTTCCAGTTAGCAACTCACAAAGTCGATTAATATATAGAACTGGTTCACACAAGCACGAAACGTTTTCAAGACGTTTTGCCAGTAGTTGATGTTCGGTCTCTATAAGAGATCAAACCTTAGGCATGTAGCCTAAGTCTGTCTATCCTAATCTCCTTCTCTACTCCAGGCTCGGGCTTTCGCCTTTGCCAAAACTTGGTTGCGGGACCTGGAATCGAACCAGGATCTAGAGCTTATGAGACTCTTGAGTTACCGTTTCTCTATCCCGCGATAACTTTATAGGTGCTCTCTGTTCGACTCGAACGAAACCTGCTGAGCTCCTTATCTTCCTGGCACTTTCGGTGGGTAGTCGACTTAGCACCTAACTCGTGTTATCCAGTGTAGTTCAGCTCAGAGAGCATTTATAAAGTGTCTAGCCACTCCCACCACAGGAGCCCTAAACCGAGCTGTTACTCTGTCCACTAGCCTTTCCATTTAGACGGTGCTGAGGTCCGCCTTTGTGATTTCTCAAGTCGCTTTAAACAAGCCTTGCGGTAGATCCAATGCACCGAGCCATTAAGGTGTAGCAATTACCTAACTCTATCACGCTGAGTTAACGCGGGGTCTGTTACAGTAAACCTTCTGCTTGCAGAACTGCTTCTGTTTTGTCAGACAATTGGATAGTTGTCTGAACATTTAACTCTAGGATTTCATCCTGAAGTTTTTGTTTCTGCTTTTTAGCAGTTGCCACTCTACGACGGAATCCGTCTAGATCTTCACGAGTGAGCACACTAGTGTCTACTGTGTCGTTGTAGCCATAGATGCTACGACGGTTTTCGCTTTTGTCGTTACGGATCTTGTCCAAACGACCTGCTACAACCTTTGCGCTTTCGCGAACGGTCTTACTAGCCAATCCGTTGTAGAATTGGATTTGTTTTTCTAGATGTGCAACATCGGCCAATCTAGTGTCGATTCTAACTTCTGTGTTAGCACCGCTGACACTTTTACGAATCTCGTAAAGTGCTTCCACTAACGCATCTCTGCGTGTAAGGTTGTCGCAGAGTGTTCCTGCAACTTTGGAAATTTCTTGTTCCGCTTCTTGGAACTCGTTGATTTTTACTGTGGTCTCAAACTGGAAACCTTTGACGGTATCGTTGATACTGTTCTGAAGTGCATTTGCCTTACGTAGGGAGATATTCATTTGTTTTTCCTTTAATGTTTCTATTATACAATCTTTTAAATCTAAATCAATGCCTTTTGGCAAAACTGGAGCGGGAGACGAGGTTCGAACTCGCGACATTTACCTTGGCAAGGTAATGCTCTACCAACTGAGCTACTCCCGCATATGAAGAACCTAAGGCAAAGTTTATAACTTATCCAAAGGCCATATATGGTACACGGTACGGGAATCGAACCCGTCTTACTGACGTGAAAGGCCAGTGTCCTAAACCGATAGACGAACCGTGCATTACTTGGCTCCCCAGGGTGGGATCGAACCACCGACACCCTGATTAACAGTCAGGTGCTACTACCGCTGAGCTACTAGGGAATAAACTTGGTACCTGGTGACAGTTTCGAACTGCCGACCCTCTCGGTGTAAACGAGACGCTCTACCACTGAGCTAACCAGGCAAACTAACATTGGTCGGAGTACAAGGATTCGAACCTTGGACCCTCTGGTCCCAAACCAGATGCGCTACCAGACTGCGCTACACTCCGAATGATGGAGCGGGAGGCGAGAGTTGAACTCGTCTATTTCAGTTTGGAAGACTGACGTGTAACCACAAACACTTCACCCGCATATTTTGGTGCCCCAGGAGAGACTCGAACTCTCACGGCTCTCGCCACTGGCTTCTAAGACCAGCGTGTCTACCATTCCACCACCAGGGCATTAACTGACAATACTATTTAAGTATTCCTGAATTGTCGTTGCAATTTTTTCTTGCACAGACAATTTAATTTTTGCATTCTCACCATTAGCACTCATATACTGTTTTCCGTATTCAGTACAATCTATACCAGTGTGCATAAACTCTTTAAAAATTTCTGAGTTGTCAGGATTAGGATCTCCAAACCTAACAGTCGTCCATTTAATATTTTGAGAATCTAAAAACTTAATTAACATATTGTAACCATTTCTATGTCTACGAATATGCCAATCTTTGCTTTGACTTTTTTGAAAAGCAATACCGTTTAATCGCTTTTTATGAACTTCAATTGGATATCTATCTGGATTCCATTCTCCGTCTACATAATTTTCACGTTCAAATACATATCGTTGATTGTTATATTTGAAACTGTGTGCTATATGACTAAACGTGTAATCTGTAACTAATACATGATCCGGTTTAGGATTCTCTGCTAGGTACTGTTTTAATCTTTTGTGATGACCTATAAAATGTCCACCGTTAATAGATATATTAACTACATTGGAAACATTTAAGAAATTAGGCCATGCGGCTTTTTGTTCTTCTTCCCATAGATAATGCCAAACAACATTTTCCATATTGCCATTGGGCATAGGTGTTGTAACATTGTTTTCTTTTCTATGTTTTAGATACCATTTAAAAACACTTCTAAAATCATTATGGAAACGTAGACTCCAAGTCCTCGGAGCATCGTCGTTGACTATGTCACCAGCCAAACAATTATTGCCATTACTTTGGCAATCTCCTAAAATTAAAAGTGTTTTCATATTAATAGTTATCTTGGCGCACCGTAGGGGACTTGAACCCCTGGCCTCCGACGTGACAGGCCGGCGCTCTGACCAACTGAGCTAACGGTGCAAATTCTATTCTGAAACACACTAACCAACTACCAGAAGCATTTATAATGCCGTTATTCGGTTCGAGCTAATGTGTTTTAGAATAGTGCTAACGCTGAGATTATACGTTAGCCAATAGTGCCTCTAGCATTATAGTCAGCCTTGCGAGCCAACCTTCTCTAGACATCCACATAAGCCATTACTGTACCTATGTCCACTATCAGCATCGCCGTTTTTAAAGACAGGCAGTAGTCTTGTCGCCATATGCTATTCTACGCTATCTACTCCGTTGACCTTGCGAGCCATTCAGCGGCGCTAACCACTTACGAAACTTCCAGCATAAACAGATTTCACCTTGCGAGCTACGTCTGACTCGATTACCTTGCGGCTCGAGTATTAGATGCTTTTCACATATGACCGAGGCAGTCTTTGCATTTTATAATCGATAGTTGGGATCGAACCAACAGTCCATTGCTTAAGAGGCAATTGCGTTACCATTACGCTATATCAAACCTACCGCGATGAGCTGCCTCTGTTGCTCAATAACCTTTTGGATTACTGAATACAACTCACCACATACCTTTTGTCTCGCGGACTACTCAGTGATATTTCACGATCAATGTCCTGCATCAAAACAGTCCACTAACCATTAATATTGCATACAAGCCCTTAGGAGCGACCCCTTGGACAAATACACTACCCTTTCTCATACCAATTCGCAAGTTGGTTTTGTTAGGAAGTCAGCACCACCCGTTACTTTTCATGCACCCTGGTTCCCTTGCGGGCCAGTCGATACACATTCTTTCCCTAACACTTGCTTCATTGTTACATCCACCGGTCTTCTCAGTGAACGCTACCTCGCGGTAGTGAGCAGGCTTGTTTACATGAACCATTACTGGCGGAGTTGCGTAGGCTTACCTCCTTTGGGTTGATCACTCAACTTATTCTTCGTCAACGGCGAACCGCCAACAGGATAATAAACTACCCTTAAATTTTTACCATTAAAAAATAACATTACACCCTATGGGATGAAACGTATTTCTGAGTGGAGTTCGATTCTCCTCATAAGCCATTGTTCACGGTTTTCTCAGAAGGGTAAGATGGCCTTATCCTTCATAAGTCTATGCGTCCATAGACGATACCCGTCAATGCTATTTCTTAATGGTGGATGCGGCTGGAGTCGAACCAGCAGTGCCGTAAGGCGGCGGATTTACAGTCCACTGGGGTTACCAATTTTCCTACACATCCATATCTGCTTGAAATTTTTAAAGAACTAGGTTAATTTCTTAACTAGTCTCTATTGTATATGAACTTTAGAAACTAGTCAAGACATTTTGGCAGTGAGTAAGGGATTCGAACCCTTGATCCCCGTTTTTGCAGGAATGCCTTCTTAGCAGGAAGGTGCCTTCGACCAGCTCGGCCAACTCACTATATTTGTATTATACGATCAACTGTTAAACAAGTCAACACCTTTTGGCCGAAGCGGTGAGATTCGAACTCACGGACCCTTTCGGATCGTCTGTTTTCAAGACAGGTGCAATAAACCGGACTCTGCCACGCTTCGTTGTTTTACTTGTATAATTCGTTGTAGATAGAATCTGCTACAAATGTGGTACCCCTGCTCCGATTCGAACGGAGAGAACTTCTCCTTTTGAGAGAGACGACTTTACCAATTTGTCCACAGGGGTATATCTGGTGCTCAAGGAAAGAATCGAACTTTCGATTGTGTCGTACCAAGACACTGGTATACCATTTACCTACAAGAGCCTTGGCGCCTCTGAGTAGATTCGAACTACTATAACCTGGTTTAGAAGACCTGGCACTGCTCCATCAGCAGAGGCATGGTACCCTTGGTTGGATTCGAACCTACACACAACGGATTTTAAATCCATTCGCATTACCAATTAGCGTACAAGGGCATAATTATGGTGCCGCCCCTTGGGATCGAACCAAGTTCCTCGGTGCTTCAAACCGGTGCAATGACCACATTTGCTAAAGCGGCGATATTTGGGGTGAAGCCGGGAATCGAACCCTGCCTTACTGTTTCACAGACAGCCGTGCGGACCACTACACTAGCAACACCATTGGCCGGCCCTGAGAGACTCGAACTCCCAACCTCCAGTTTCGAAGACTGGCACTCTAATCCATTGAGTTAAGGACCGTTAAAATTGGCAGGCCTACCAGGACTCGAACCTGGAACGACTGAGTCAAAGTCAGTTGTGTTACCATTACACCATAGGCCAACAGATTGAATTTGTAAGTAGTTGCCCCATCGTTATAGCAACCATTCACCCATGTATATAAAGCCGGCTGGGACTCGGTACGTCACTTGGGATACTAGTCCAGTTAGCAACCAATCTGCAGGGATCTTCCGATCCCCCGGGAGTTGAACCCGTCCCCTTTTACTATTAAGGTAGTTCGAACTTACCTACAATAGCGTGACATTCTCTTGCTGACACTTACAAAACTTGGTGCCCCAGGATGGAATCGAACCACCACACCCTGCTTACAAAACAGGACCTCTACCACTAAGGATACAAGGGCAAAATTGGTCTCCACGGTACGATTCGAACGTACAGCCTCCTGACTCCAGATCAGGCCGTCTACCAGATTGACATTACGCAGAGATAAAAATAATTGCGACCGAAGGACTCGAACCTTCGCGGTAATCTAGAATGCCCCGGCAAGGCCGGTTAACCCACCATTGTCGCAAATTTGGTGGAGGCCGAGGAAATCGAATCCTTCTAGACATCTTCCTTGCAAGGGAAGACCGTAGCCCACTACTGCCCCCAAATTGGTGTTAGTTTCTATACCACCCATTGAAACTAACAAACATTGAGAGAACATGGATGAACCCACAAGATCTCTATTTGCTCTGGTA